CGCTTGAAGACGATTTAATTGATATAGAATTTCCCGCTTTTCCGTTAATTCACTCTTCTTCTTTTTCATTATATTTCCACCATCTACACTTTTAATATCATCGTCATCATCTTCTCCATCATCTTCTTCATCATCTTCTTCATCGTCATCATCATCTTCTTCTTCGTCATCATCATCCTCCTCATCGTCATCATCATCTTCTTCAACAAATTTCTTTTTCGTATCACTTCTTAGTTTAATCTTATTACTTGATTGAGAAGATAATGAAGATAGAGATGATAATGAAGCGATTTCATTACTAATTTTACTTTTATTAAATAATAATTCTGTATCAGGTAATTTCTTATTTACTTCTATCAAATCGTTCATTTTACTTAAAAATTATATCTTTATATTCCTTATATAAACGAAACTAATTGCTATCTTTGATACTTGGTATTTCTAATGGTTGTATTTTTTGATATTCTATATTTGATTTAACTACTACTTGACTTTTAATTTTGTCATCTATTGTTTTGCTAATATTATCATGTAAATCTTTCAATTCTTTTTGAATATTTACGGGTTCGGGTTTAACAACTTCTTTTTCCTTTGCCTTTAAATTTGCCTTATTTAATCCCGATAAATAATAATAATTATGTTTATGAAATAATTCATTCACAGTCGTTTCTAATGACGTTTTATAATAAATAAAGCTATATAAATGAATATCCATTTTTCCATTTTTATTAATTTTTAAAGGTTCAGAACCTAATTTAATCTTTTCATTATTATCAGATTTTATCGATATTTTCTTTATCTCTCTATTAAGAATAAATGTGAATTGATTATTATATGAATAAATAAAACATATTTCATTTAAATCATTCTTAATTAATGATGATTTATCAATATTACTTAATATATTATATATCTTATCACCAATAGTAATTATAAAATCTAATTTATTTTTATTCAATGTTATATTAAGATTTATCATAGAACTAGTAGATTTATTATTAATAATTTGCGAATTCCCAGTTAATTCAAATAAAATATTACTCGGATTTGTAATATCATTTATTTTAATTGACATGAGAATAGAGAATTCTTTTAATTCATTGGTTTCTATATTATTCGCAAAATAAAAACTTTTGGGACCCGATAATTGTATATTATTTATATCTGCTCCATATTCTCCATTATCATTTATAATATTAGGTTTTAATATTATATTTGAAGTTTCATATGAAAAATAATGTTTCTCATTTGATGTTATATTCATTTTAGATTTATCTAAATCACATTCAAACCATTTCTTTTGAATATTATCTATTTTAGTAGCATCAAAGAATGTATTTATACACATATATTTATCCGTATAATAAGGGTTTTTAGCATTATCATTAACTATTTTATTTATATTTGATGAAGGAACAACAGGTATAACTTCGAATGTTTCAATCTCTTTTCTTTTCACATCAAAATAATTAATAATTAATAATGTTATGAATAATCCTATTAAAAAACCTAAAAGTTTTATTAAAAAAATTCTCATCTCTTATCTAAAAATTATATAAGAATTATTTTATATTTTTATATAAAAATGCCCAAACAAGAAGAAGATGATAAAAATAGCGTATGTTCTGGTGAAGAAGAAGTAGAAGTTAAGGATAAAGCAGAAGATGATGGCGAATATGATGATAAAGAAGAGGATGAAGACGATGATGAGGAAGAAGATGATGATGAAGACGAGGAAGAAGAAGATGATGAGGAATATGACCAGAATATTATTAATTATGAACTTCTTAAAAATTTCTTCGTAGATGAGGAAGGGAATAATATTTCAACACATCTTGCCTCTATTTCTAAGGAACTGAGAACCTTAAATAAGATACTTCTCAAAAAAAATAAGGATTAGGCGATATTATATTTAATTTTAGCAGATGAATAATTATTCATTATGGCTTCTGCTGTTCCAATTGGAATTAATATTTCTTTAAGAGCATAAAAACTCGGATCACTTCTTTTTCTATCCCTTAATGTTTTTAACGGACATATATCATCTAATTCTAAAATAAATTTATTATTATCAAATATGAATATGATAGGTGATTTGATTTTAGTTAATCCATCAGCAGAATAATAACTATTAGGATATGTGAAATTAGCATCTATTATACCATCATCTTTAATTTCAAATAAATTCTTAGTATTCTCAAATGCTATATCTTTATTTGGAAAAGGTAAAGCTGAACCAGAATAAGATGTTAATTTATTCGCAGGTGCCGGAGCTATAACTACTTTCTTTTTATAATTTGAAGGATTATTTAAAGTTCCTTTAATATTCACATTTAATCCATCGACATTAATTACACATGATATAAATTCATTTGAAATATTCATATTTAACCTTATTAATAATAAGATTTAAAAATTTTTCGTGGTTCCTAATCCATCAGGATTAACTAATGTATTTTTACAAGAAACACCATCGCAACTTACGAAATATTTATTATCCATTTGCTTATTAGTCTCATTTATTAATTCTCCCGTTTTACATGGAACACATGGATATACAGCCTCTAATGCCTTCTTCTGTTCCATATCCATTATCATTTGTGAATTTTGTTGAAGAAATAATCTTTGCTCATAACTTGAATTAATAATATTATTCTTTGTTAATAATTCATTTAAATTCGCATTTCTAACACATCGTGGTTCATAATTAGTAAAATAACGACCATCAGCCATTTTAATAGGACAACTCATCTTTCTTATTTCTATTATTATATTTTTATTTTTATTCTTTCATCATTTCATCCTCATAGCAAAGATTATGAATATTTAATCTTGATGTTCTACCAACTCTTTGAGCTCTACCAATTGCCTGTTGTTTATCAAGTCCCATTGAATGAAAGATAATTACATCAGTAGCATAATTAATCTCAATTCCACTTCCAGCATATTGCGTATTTAATAATATAATTTTAGTAATTCCATTCTTAAATCTTTCAAGAATATTCATCATTTGCGATGTAGTCCCTTTTAATAATTCAAAGGTAATATTAGCATCATTTAATTTCTTCTTAAAAATCTCAAAACCATTATCTATCTTCGTAAATACTAAGAATTTTCCATCCGGATTTTTCTCAATTATCTTTAATAATGTTTCTTCTTTTGAATATATATCTTCCTTAATTTCATCCTTTTTATTATCTATAATTGCCGTTAATTTCTTGAAATCTCCAATCGTCTTTCTACAATTAGGACAATTTCTATTATTAAAATTATTATACCAATTGAATATACATTTACCGCAAAATAAATGCGTACATTCTAATAATACCGGATTTTCTAAAACATCCATACAAATAGCACAACTATTATCCTTAAAAGACTTAATTCTTTCTGTCAATTCCTTTATCTTATTTCCTTGAACCTCAATCTTAACATTAATATTATTAATCTTTAATTCTTTTTCCTCTTCATTTATATCCTGACTTTGAATAAATGTCCGTTCCATCTCTAAATTAAATAAACCCCTCTTTAAATCTTTTGACACCAATTCAATTATATTATCTTCTGTCTCATTCTTCCCTCCTAATTCCCTTATAGCACCAGCAAAATCATTCGCATTAATTTTCTCTAATACCGAAGAACTTAAAAATCTCTTTGCTATATGATAATTAGTAGGCAATTTACATAAATAATATTTCTCAATTGGTTCAGGAATATCAAAACTATTCTTTATAAATTCATTCGAATTCTTTACGATTATTCCTGAAATTGAATTAATATTCATTAAATCTTTAATACCTGATATATAATGACTATATCCAGTCTTCGTGAATATATCATTATAAGTTCCTGTAATTAACCATAAATAATAATAATTCATAAATGATGGGATTTTATTAATAATATCATGTGCCTCATCTACCATAATTCTCTTCCAATTCTTAATTATATAACATCCCGAATAATAATCCATTAAAATCTTTATAGTAGTATTCTTAATCAAAATTAAATCAAAACCTTCAAAAAAATCTATAATTTCTTGATGATTTGAACCATCAAATTTAGGTAAATTACATTTAATAAAATTCATATTAGTTATCGAAATCATCCTCAAATTTGTCTGTTCATTTACCGTCTTCTCCCATTGAACGAAAACGGGACCACGCGGAACTATTACTAATGTACTATTAATAATATTCCGCGTTTTTTGAATGAGATTATTTGAAACTGAAATATTTAAATAATTATAATGTTGATTACTTGCGAAATTCTTCATATATACGGGATTAATATGAATATTTTCTAATTTATTAGATGCTATTAGTGATAAACTTAATAATGTTTTTCCATATCCCACCTTATCCCCTAAAATTCCAATATTAGTCTTAATCGTAATTTCCGTATTTTCATTCTCTGGATTAATAATATTAGGATTATCAAAAAATAATTGCGAATAATTATGAAAATTCTTAATATTATATGTGATTTCACCCGTATTCTCCATCATCATCGCCTTATATAATGATGATAATTGATGAGGTTTTAATTTCGTAATTATCTTATCAGGTTGCGATGATCTAATGTCAATTTCTGTTAATTCCAAATTAGATAATACCATAACTATTATATATATATTTTACCTTTTATATAAATATTTCATGAAAAATTATATAAGAATTTAATTGCTAATTTTTATATATAAATATGTCAAGTGTTAAAGAAGAGGAAGTTAAAGAAGAAACTAAGGAAGAGGTTCAGGAAAAACCAACAAAGAAAAAGATTGTTATTGGTCTTCCAGGCGATAATTTTTCCTCAAAATTCCTTATTTCTTGGACAGGCGCTCTAAATGTCCTTTGGGAAAGCCAAAAATATGAAATTATAATTAGCCCAGGGGTCTCGTCTTTCGTAACATTTGCGAGAATGCAAACTCTTGGCCTTGATGTTCTTCGTGGTGTTCAACAAAAACCTTTTAATAATCTTGATTTTGATGTTTGGATTACTATTGATAGTGATATTATTTTCACTCCTCAACAACTTATGGATTTAATTGAATCAACTGATATTCATCCGGTTGTAAGTGGAATGTATAGAATGTCTAATTTAACTAATTATGCCATTGTTAAGGAATGGGATACTAATTATTTTACTAAAAATGGAACCTTCGAATTTATTACTCCTGAATTTGTTGATAAATGGAAGGAAGAAACCGGCCTTAAATATCTACCTGTTAATTATACAGGTATGGGCTTCTTTGCTATGAAACGTGATGTTTTTAAGAAAATGTCTTATCCATATTTCAATAGCGAACTTCAAGAAATCATATGCGAAGATGGAACAATTCTTCGTGATATGTGTAGTGAAGATGTTTCATTCTGTAAGAATATTCAAAAAACAGGAGTTCCTATTATGATTAATACGGATATTAGGGTTGGACACCATAAATTAATTTCTATTTAAATTAAAGAATGGAATCAGAATCAGATATTAATAAATATTTAATTTTAATTATAATAAGTATAATTGGTTATTATTCACCAAATGATTTCTTATTCCTTATTTATGGTATAATAACTGGTATTTCTCTTGCTTATTTATATTATAATCATGAAAAAATAATAGATAAAAGAGAAATGTATTTATTTATATTTTTAATTATACTTACACTTATATTAACTGCTCTTTATTCATTAAATAATTTTTTCTTTCTTAATGCGGGTATAGTATCTGGATTTTATTTAGCATATATTAAAGAAGAAGAAGAAAAAAAAGAGGAAGAAGAAGATGATGATGAAGAGGAAGAAGAAGAGGTAAAAATTGAAGAAGTAAAGGAATTAGTTGTAAAAGAATAATTTCTAAATAAAAAAAAGAGATGGATTTATATAATCTTATTTTTGTATTTCTAATTATTGTAATTGGTTATTATTCATTAAAATATCTGTTCTTTGTTATCATTGGCTTCTTATTAGGTATATATGTATCTTATTTATTATATCGGCAACAACTACCACAGAAATAAATGATATCAGCCGATCTATATAATTCATTATATGATATATATTCGTGATTATGTAATTCAAGCTTCTTCGCCATATCTACCTGATTAAGTAAATTATTTTTTCTTAAAAAATCAATCAATTCATTTTTTAATATTTTCGACAATTCTTCAATTGATGTATGATTATCTAATTCAATTGTTGTATTAAATCCCCAGAAAACTTCATCGCTAATTTGAATTATTTTTCTCATTTTATTTATTTAAAAAAAATAAAAAATCATTTTTTAAATATATCCCGCAAAATCCCCATAGATATATCTAAAAGTCATCAAACACCCGCAAAATTCATCATCATTCTCTTCAATCTCATCAACTTCTTCAATAACTTCCAATTTGGGCATCTTGGCTATATTTATTTATATTCATCAAAAACTCATTTTTCACCAATTTTTATTTATCATCAATACAAATCACAAAAAACATCCATCTAATGTTCTCTGCGACCTCCAATCCTAAATCACTCAATAGAGACCTCAAACCCGTCTTTTTTATATCGATTATAACATCTATTTAGTGAATCGCTTTCTTGTGAGGAAAAATACCCGCATTTGTCAAATTTCAAAGCTGACCGAAGAAGCATTCTCTCCTGATAACATTTCCAATACCAATGACGTTTCGCACAAGTGTCATCATCGCAATACTTGAAATTCAAGCAAAGAACAATTTTTGGCGTAATCTTCACCTCAGTAAGCACCTGAACTTCCTCAACGATAATTTCTTCTTGCTCAACCACAACTTCTTCAACCGACTTACATACCCGATAATAGCCAAGCCCCTTCTTTCCATCATAGAAAATGAAATCATTGATGCTCCCAACGAAATCGGGAACAGGAATGAAGTCATTATCGACGACGTCGAGAACGATGGTCTCATCAAAAATTCCGTCTAACCAGTAATTTGGCATTGTCGGGCAAATATTTCATAAAATTTTAAATAATCATTTTTATAATATATTAATATATATTAATACAAATTAATGGCGGACACAAAATATAAGATTGCGATATTTAATCAAGATATAGAAATAGGGTATATTATTTTTACTCATTTGAAAAATGAAACGATATATATAACATCATTATATATTATAGAAAAAGGTAAAAAATATGGAACATTATTACTTATATTACTAATATGTTTCATTATCAATAATATAGATGATTCATATTTCACGAAAAAAATATTTTTAGATGATTGTAGCGATTTAGCATGTACTAAAAGTTCTATTTATTATAAAATGGATTATAGAATATTAGATTTAAATAGTATTGAAACTATGAGTATCAAATTTTTAAAACCCGATAAAAAACCAAAAAATCCATATGAATATTCAGATGGAAGTAGTTCATCTCATGTTCATCATAAAACAATCCTAGAATATTTCAATTATTTGTTAAAAAATAATGAAGATTTATTAAGAAATTTAACACCGGATATTACATTTAAAATATTTATTTCAAATGATAAAGAATTTATATATAAAGGAGATTTAAATATTTTTCAATGTTTAAAAGAGAAAATTCATGAAAGATATTCATTAAGGAAATCTAATTAAATTATCACATATAGATATAGCATTTCTGCTATGGGATACTAAAATCACCGTTATCTTATAAATACTATTCAATTCTTTTATTAATTTTAATACATTCATTTCATTCCCATAATCAAGAGAAGACGTTGGTTCATCTAATAATATAATCTTTGGTTTTCTTATAAATGCCCTACATATACTCAACCTTTGTTTTTCTCCACCTGATAAATTATTATTATCAATTGAAATATTTAACATTTTTAACATATTTTTCAATAAATCTTTATCAATCTCATTATCATCCATATTTGAAATTAAATTATCATATGTAGAACCTGTATATAAAATTGGTTCTTGTCCCACATAAGCTATTAACTTATTATAATAATAATTATAATCAAAATCTTTAATATTAATATCATCTATTTTAATATCTCCTTCATATGAATAAAATCCTAATAAAATCTTTATTAAAGTTGTTTTACCTTTTCCAGAACTTCCAGAAATACCCGTAATAATATTATTAGGAATATATAAATTAAATTTATCAAATATCTTATTATTATTATAGGAAAATTCTAAATTCTTAATACGAATGTCAGGAATTAAATTTAATGGTATAAAACTTCCATTAATTATCAAATTATTCTTATCATTATAAAAATTATTAATATTATCTAATGATATTCTTTTCTTAATTATTTCTAATCTTATATTATTATAATGCTGTGCTATCACAAATATATGCTTTTTATATGTTATAAATATAAATATTATTTTATAATCGATTTTGAAATATAATCCAATTAATATTAATAAGATAATTATTACGTCATCCAATGACTGAAATATGAATAATTTAATTCCGTGAAATATTCCCTCCCTTTTCCTTAAATTCGTATAATTAATATTACTTTCCTTCCATTTATTATACACATTTATATTTAATGTCCTATATGTATCAATCTTCTCTATATAATCATATATTAAATTATTCTGCTCTATTAACATTCTCCCTGAGACATTAATCATCAATTCAAAATAATATTTATTATAGAAATGTTCAATTATCAATTGAACTAATGATAATAATAATGTGAATATATATAATATTACAGATTTATTTAATAATATTAATGATGTTATCAAAAATTGCGATAAATCTCTTAGAAATATATTAGCATTTGTATAATATAATTCAGTCATAGATTTCGCATCATTATTTAATATATTCGCTACATCTTGATGTCTATTCTTATGAAAATATAATAAATTCTTTGTATTATAAGTTTTCATAATATCATCTTTAATTTTATGTATATAATCTTCCATACAGAAAGTGATTATATAACCTCTAATACCCGCAAAGAAATTTGATGATATCACAAATAAAAAATAATTCATTAATAAATCATTGATTTCTATATTATTATTTAATATCTTATTAATAATTTCTGTATATAAAATAGGTATATATGATAATAATCCGGATGATATTATTCCTGATATAAATCCAAAAATAATATTCATATATATTTAAAAAAATAACGCATTTTTTTAAATAAATGTCATCTTCTATCAAAATTTATAAATCAATTCAACAATTAATTGGTAATAAATGTAAATCGATTGATACAAATTCTTATTATATATTAAAGAAAAGTGCTTATAATAATAATAAAAATTTTAATTTCTTATGTTGGAAATCCAAATGTATTTATGATGAATATTCACATGATAATAAGATTTTTACAATAGATTATAATATTAATAATGATATCCTTAAAATTAAACATCTTTCTATTAATAATGATTATTATGAAAAAAATAATATCATTAAAAATAATAATTTATTAACTAATGAAGAAACCTTGAAAATTAAAAGATACATATTTAATTATTTATCTACCATGAATATTAACAAAATTACCATAGATATTCATAGTAATCTCAATAGATATAATTATGAATTGAAAGATGAAGGTTTCGTCATTACTAATAAAAGATGTTATTCAAACCCTTTCTGGATTGAAGCTGAAAAAAATGTATATAAAAATTAATTATATTTCATATATATTATCAAAAAAACTTTATTAATTTTATGACAATTCATTTATTTAATTCTTTATTAACTATGATTAATGTTCTACAAATGACAACAGATTTAAATACAATCCCTTTTAAAAATTCAAACATATTTTCAAATAAATTTGTTGTAGAACATAGTAATTATAATACAATCTTTTCAGATAATAAGGTGTATCATAATTTAAAATGTTGGAAATCTAATTGTCTATTTAGTATGTATCTTGAAAATGATAATAAGAATAATCAAATATTTTCATTGGATTTTTTAATTGATAAATATGATAATTATATTAAAATTGAAAATATTATCGTTAATAATGATTTTTATGAAAATAAATATAAGGAATATTTTACACATAAAAAGGTATTAAAACCAGATGAAACTAAATTAATTTATAAAACTTTAATTAAATTCGTCGAAAATTATGCGATTAAAGAGAGATGTAATAGAATTATTATTGATGTTCATAATAATCTCGAAAGATATAATGAAGAATTAAAAGAACTAGGTTTTAAACCTACTAATAAAACTTGTCTATTAAATCCTTTCTGGATTGAAGCAGAAAAAAATGATTATGAAATTATTTAAATTTGTTATTAAATATGCTTGATTTTTCTTCACTATCTTTAAACGAAACATTTAAAGATATTGGTTATAATGCTATCTTCGAAAGTAGTTCAATCGAGGAATTATCATATAATATTAATTTCTACGAGAAACCAAATTCATTCGAAGAATTAAAACAAAAGATGATTGATTTCTATATTCAAGAAGCAAATGATGATTGTATCTTAACTCATTTTATAGGAATTTGTGAAAAAATAAGCGAAGAAGAATTCGCCATTATTTGCGACCAACAATTAAATATCTATTATGATGAAAATGATTTTAATTTACAATTTATAATTAAATATATTACTAAATTAAATGCTCCGCAATAATTTATAAATATTATATATATTAACAATTACATGAATATATATAATTACCATAAAGATTATAATGAAAATCATTGATTTATAAGAATATTTAAATATTCATTTTTTTAGAATCTATTAATTTTCATACATCTAAATCCACCAGTTTTTACCGGAATATGTCTATCATATAATGGATTTACTAATGTATTTATAGCATTTCCTGTTGCCTTTGGTGTATTCATCAAAGAACTTAAAAATGGTTTTTTTTCTACATCACTTGGAACATTCTCAAATGTTCTTTCAAATGATGGAACAACCGGCGAAGATGTTGTCATTGGTGGTCTATAAACTTCTTCTTTTTTTCCAGAAAAGGATGAATATATAATTATAATTATCGTAATTACTAATAATAATCCAAGTATTATTATTCCCAAATAAATCCAAAAAGTTAAAGAACTACTTTTTCTATGTTCCTTTTTATCCTCCTCGTTTTTACATATACCAGATGACATTATTCCTATTATTAAAAAATAAATAGATTTTAATTAAATAGAACTAATGCCTTTAAAAAATATTAAAGTAAAAAGATGGTTTCCAGATAAATTTGAAAACCATAATATATCAATATATGATGATGACAGTATTGAAGAAGGTATTTCTAAAATTGCTCTTACTATCAATAAAGGCAGATTTTATGTCTGGAATTTAAATTATCCTAATCTATTATTCTCCATAGATGTCATAAAATGGAAGGATTATAATCCTAATCCTATGAAACTCACTTTCCCTCTAAAAAAAGACCCGACAATTAAAGACCCAATTTCTTATAAAATATCTCAGGGAAATTGTGATTTTAATTCCTTAAATATCATATTTGAAAATGATTTCCCCGAATTAAAAGATAATCCCTATTATTTCTTCGATAAATCTTTTCCATCTATTGAAGAAATTAATAAAAAATATAAAAAACTTCAATTATTAGATAGCGTTGATACTTCACCTATTATTGAAAATAGATTTAATATTCACCGTTTTGAACTTTCTTCCAAAATTAATCAATCTTTAACTCTTGCCGATATATTCACCAAATTAAATACTAATAAATTTATTCAATATATTCAATGGGTTAATGATAATTTTACTCTTCTACATAAATTATATCTTTATCACACTATTTCTTCATATAATCTTAAAAAATGGACGGCATTAGATAAATTAACCGATTTTAATTGTATTAATTGCTATTGCCTTCTTGAAGAAGAAAATGGAAGTTTTATAAAATTCACCATATTTAAAGACCTTTCCATTAAAATTAATTTTATAATCGATTTAAGAAAAAATATTTCTTGGAAAATTATTGAAGATACCAAAGAAACTATTCTTAAACCTTTCTTACAATCAACCTTTGAAGAAAAAATAGTATTTAAACCAATTTCTATTAAAGTTCATAATTATATTTCAATTTCCAATGTTCCTCTCTCAAAACTCGCAAAA